AGCCCCACCGATTTCTTCAATTGAACATGCGCCGAACGGTGGACAAGTTCGCCCTCTAGCCAATACTCCACCCAAGTTGTGTACTCGTTGTCATTATCGACGGAACCCTCTTTTTTCTCAAGCAAAAATTCGTCCATTTCGCCTTTGGTGGTTGTAACCAATGCCATATTTTCTCCTTAAACAAGTCTAATAAGTGCAGATGTGCTGGTGTCAGCGGGCATTGTGACGGCAAAAGTACTGGTGGATATCTTGTCGCTGCCAAAATCCAAAACACAAACAGCGCCATTTGCACCGGCTTTATAGATCAAAGCCCCACGAGCAGTGATCGCGCCTGTCCAAGACGGGCTTGAGAAACTAACATAAATGATGCTGCCGGTTGTGCTAAGAGCCGTACTGACCGTGGCCGCTACTACCGACCCACCGGCTACATAGTTGCCACCAGAAACCTCATCCACTGACGTATAGGCCGTAGTTAATTGATCCAGTGTTGCTGAGTTTGTGTATAGCGCCAAACGAAACGTATCAGTTGAGAAATTCAACGTGTTGGCTACTAGCCCAGACCGCAATGTATTGCAGGAAAAATTGCCGGTGAATGCCATCAAGTCACCGCCTGTCTATATTGTCCAGAACGGTAGGCATCTTGGCGCTCCATACCATCGCCAAGACGTTTGGCCAAGGCCAGTGCCTCTTTGTACTTACCATCGTACAAAGCCAGCATATCGGCTTCACCTTTCATGTACGTGTACGCTTCTACCAGTGAGCCGTACAGCAGCACCGTGTCAAAGTTATCACCAAGCCATGACGTACTTGCAGTCGTGATTGATTCAGGGTAGTAATAGTAATGCAACTCAATGGTATAAACCGCATCAGGTGTTGGGCCAAGTATGAACGTCAACTCATTGGTAATCACACTAGCTACAATTGCAGGGCCAAACAAAGCGTAATGCTTTGGCAACCCGGTGTCTGCGGGTGTGGGGTACGCTTGCCGGATGTAGTTTACATCCTTGTTCAACAAGAACTCGTAGGTCTCAGCGGCTGTCCCGTAACCTGTAATCACCGCCATTGAGTAGACGGCAAGGAAGTCGTCGGGTGCTTTGAGGTACTTGTTACTGATTTGGACGTTACCCACCATGTTCTTACGAATTGACGGAAACTGCACCGAGTTGTAAATGCGCTGTTCAGCTTGTTGAATGAATCGGTTAATCTGTTCGGTAGTCGTCTCTATCCCGCCACTGGCAAGAGTAAAGTCCGGAAAATTATTTTCCGTATACGACTGAATGGTATCGAACAGTTGCGTGTAATTCATATCAAGCCATTGGGCCTCGGGCGACGATGCCTTTAGTAGCCGCGCCGTTACCACGGGTTTTGATACCTGTCGTCTTAGGTGCAGGGTAGTCATTGCGGCTGATGCTTCCAACAGACATATTTACGTCATTGGCTTTCATACGGTTACCACCGTTATAGCCGCTGTTCTTTATGTCCACACCCGCTTTGCCATCCATCGTGTGGGGTGGGGCATAAACTTTGGCATCGCCAACCTCTTTGCCCATAACTTTTTTGCTAAAAGTGGCCATGATTAACCCCGTTTCTGGTTAGCAACTTTAGCCAAACCACGACCAAGCGCCTTCATCTGGGCGTTTGTCTTGCCACCTTTGGCAAATTTCGTCATAGGCTGACCGGGATGTAGCTTCTTCTCATGCTTGTGCACGGCTCCAGCCATCATCTTCTTGTCTTGTGCCAAATCTGCTTTGTCCATGATCGACTCCTTATGTCGTTGTAACCGTAACTGTGCCTAATTCTACCGCTATCACCAAGTTATTTGGTGTTAAAAGTGTGTCAAACCCTCTTGCCCCACCAACAGGACTCCAGCCCCACTGGAACACCCGACTACCCGCTTCTGGGTAACCAAACCCATCCTGCGCAGTGCTGTCCGTTAGCAGGATCTGTAAGCCACTCTGGCCAGAGACTCGGTAGCTCACGTCAGGGCGAGGATCACGCACCGCTTGGGGGTCGTTGACTGGGTACATACCCAACTGCAATTGCGGCTGATCCGGGTTCCAACACGTCTTACAAACCTTAATTTTAAAAGGCTTGGTCTTAACTACTTCGGTTTTTAGCTCTTTTAATTTAAAGCGAAAGCTACACCGATCACACTCAGCGATTGCATGCTTACCTGATGCAAAACGACTAGGCATAGAACAAGTTCCTTGGCACAAACCTCAAAGGCGCAGTTTCTCGGTCTCCCGATTGGGCCAAGTCCCATTGCTGTTCGTAGTCGGCCTTGAGCGCCATCGTGCGGGTTGGATCGGCATTTGGCAGCTTCATGCTCAACAGATAGGCCAACCCCGCCACCATGCAGGGGATAAAGCGGAACGGAATATCTTGCACGGTCACGCCCGTACCGGCGTCTTGAATACGGCGCATGCGGTAGTACACAAACATGTACTGGCTACCGGGGGCATTGGGTGTGGGCCATACGTTAATAGCGGGCAGGTTCTGCACCGTGATAGCCGCGCCCGTAGTATGGGCCGCAGCGGTTGTGCCGTTTTGCCCACGGGCACAGTTGATCAACTGGTTGTTCACGGGGTCTACGTTGGGGTAACTGATTGTCTCGCTATCAATTTTTATAAACCCAGAGGTGGTCAAACTAGCTACGCTAGACACCGTAATTGTGGTGGCTGTGGATGTAATAGTCCCGTTAAGGGTAGCCGTAGCAAGGTTCTCTTGCCCCGACTGACGGTTGTACCAGACTTGGATTGGGCGACCTTGTGCCAACTTGTTTGGCAGGCTCATGTAGGTCGATTCAGAAATGCCGCTGATGTTGATGTCGATCTGGTTAGACGTGCCGTTGCTCTGGCGAATAACGGTATCTAGGAGGTTGATTGTGTCTACAGGCATGGGGTACATGGCCTGACCCGTCACCATCGGAATCTGCCCCTGCTCAACAGTCCAGAAGTTCAGACCCCGGTTAGCCCACTCAATCGTCAGCAAGTTCAACGAACGCCGTGCAGTACGGAAGTTGTAGCCCGTGCGAAGTTCTTGACCACAACGCTCAAACGCCTCTTCAATGAGGTCGTTCATGTCAAGGTTAAAGGCTGAGGTGCCGGTAGTCTTAGCCATTATCTAAATCCTGCTGTTTTCTTGGCAATTGTTTTAGGCTGTGCTACAAATTGTTTTCCACTGGCTTTACCTGCCCTTTTGGCCTTGGTTGTCGCTGCATACTCAGCAGGGCTAAGACTCTTGATAGCCGCTTCAGGCAAATACCGCTCCCCCGTCTTGCTCGACGGTTTACCAGACTTGGTGCGCCATTTCTGGTCACCCCAATCTTTGAGGGACTGTTGCGGAGCTTTCAATCTTTGTAGCCCCCGCCAGCGGCTTTATACCGTTTGGCCATAACTTGCGCTTTTCTCGCGCTCCATTGCCCTGCGCCCGTGCCTACAATTGCCGCAGCCTTGACGCTGTTGAAAATCCGTTTGCGAAGGCTGGGTTTGGTGTAGTTGCCAGCTTCGTTGACCTTCGATTTCACAGCCCCACCTTCGGCAAACTGTGTGAAGTCAGTATTATCTCGGCGGGCTTTTTTCTTCCCCCCGGGCATCTTGCTAGGATTGATGGCCCCCATGCCACGAGAGGCTTTCATGCTCTAGTCTTCCCCCGTATGGCGCAGCCGTCAGCCCGTTTAGAAGCTGAAGATACAGAACCGCCTCTACGAAACTCCACCCCTCCTTCATCCTCGTTGAACTTGCGTGTTTTCTTAGAGGCTGTGGATTTGTTGGGGCTTGTAAACTTTGTCGGCTGTGCACCCCGGCGGAGTTCGCCTGCAAGTTTTGCTTTAGTAGACTCTGCGGCACTTGCAGCGGGTCTATCGTAGGGAAGCCTTCTTGGTGGTGCTGGTAAAGCTAGTTGTTTTGGTGGTGCGGGAAGAGCCATTTGTTTTTTTGGCCCCCCAAGTAACCGTGGTATATCTTTAAGAATTTCTAGCTTCGGCTCACGATAAATTGGTTCTTTTCTAACAAATTCTTCAACAGCCTTCCGACCAGCCAGTTTAGCCCCTGATTGCGCCGCTTGTATACCCCGAGATATTGGCAGAGCACTTAGCGTATTACTAATATTGCGCCCTAATTCAGACCCGCTGGCAGATTCTCCCTTAACCGGCTCACGTTTATCATCAAGAGGAATTTGAGCAACAGCCAAAGATTGCTCTTTAGCCGACTTAACGGGAAGCCCCCGCTCTACCGGCGTATCTGCTTTTTTGGCTTCCACTTTTGGCGCGGCAGCGGGTGGGGGAGTACTAGGGGCACTAGGTTTTGCTAAATCCGTAGTGTATTTTTTGCCACCAAACTCAAAAGTTTTGTCACCAGCGGAACGGGCATCCGCAAAAGCAGATTTAAAGTTCTGGGGTTTTGGTGCTGCTGGGGCTTCTGCTGCCGCTGGCTCTGTTTCTGTCGGGGCTGCCGGGGCCATAGAACGCGATGTAAGGGCTTCCGTTGGCGTTTCCAACACTCGGCTACTGCCCACACTTGCGTCTGCTATTCGCGCTATACGTTCCGACTGCTTTTGACGAAATTGATCTTCAGTATCATCACGTAAAGACGTTGCTGTGCCTTCTACGTATGAATCGTCTTCGCCATTAAACCTGCGTACTTTTTTCATACAAACCTGCCTTTGGTTTTGCCGCGCTGTTCAGCACCACTGCCGTGAGGGTATTTAGTGATCATGCCGCCATGCTTCTTAGCAACTTCGGGATCCATTGGGGGCTGACCCATTTCAGCGGTATAGATACCAGCGTTTTGTTTGCGCTCGTAGTCAGCAAGTTGTTTGGCCGTTGGGCCACCCTGCTTACCGCGCCCCGCGCCTGCCGTTTGTGCTGCCATGACGTTCTCCTAGCAGGGCATGCCGCCCTTGTTCATCTTGATCTGCGTACCTTTGGTCTTGCCTTTGATAGCAACACCATTGATGTTTCCGGGGTTTGTCTTAACTTTGCCCATTGATGTCATGCCGCCGCCAGCCATTTTCTTAGCGGGAGCGCCTTTTTTCTTAGCAATCATTGCCATGAAACCGGGATTCATTTTCGTAGCCATATCACCACCTTTTGAGAAAGATTTGCCTTTGTCGGCGTTACTAAAATCCTTGCCCACGGACTGTGGGATACCTACCTTCTTGGCAAAGCCCGGATTGTGGGCTATTGCCTCCATGAAATTGTGCTGCTTTTTGCTGGAGCTTGGCATTTAGCAGTTCCACGCCCGCAGACTTTTATTGATACGCGAGTTTGGGTCGTTGGCCGTCTTCTCGCTGGTCAACTTTTTCTTCATGCCAGTCATCCTTGCGCAAAAGGAGTCGCGCCGGGAGCCGCCCTCTGGTTGCGGAGCTTTCAGACCCGGCTTGTCGGGGTTGGCTGCGTTGTAAGAGGCTCGACCCTTGGCGTTCAAGCCGCCCTTCTCGGATTTGCCCTCTTTGCGTGTCCATGCGGGACTAGCCATAAAACACTTCAATACCTACAACCGAGCCTACGCTAGTTGTCAGGTACAGTCCTGTAGTCGCCAAAATACCTTCACCGGGTATTGTGATATTGAAGTTTACCGGGACGGTAACGCTGGCGATATCCATCGTAAACAAAACGGCAGCACCGGAAGCACCATTACGAATCTCAATCGTTGCTGCGGTACTTACTTTAGGGCTAACCACAATACCTTTGAGGCGTGTACGACCCGCCATAAAAGAACCAGCGGCAGTTAAATGCGCCGCCTTTACGTCTGTTTGCATCATAATCAATCTCCTTTTAAACGGGGGCCGAAGCCCCCAAGATCAATTAAGCTGTGCGTGTAAACACGTAGGCTGTGGCGCTAGAGAACATCAGCGTGAACCGGGCCAAGCCTGTGACGCCAGAAGCAACAGTCAAGTCACCAAAAGAACCGGGAGTGTCA